TTACCTTTTACGATTCCCCTTAACTGCTGTATTTGGTTTCGGCTTAGTGGTTTTTTACCCATTGTGTCTCCTAAGTGTGGCCCCCGGAGGGGCCGGGTTAATTAGTTGGTGTAGTTTAGCTATTCCTGATTAATCTCCCCATACATAGTCAGGTTGATCTGTAGGTATAGGATAAAAATTATTTAGTTTACGTTCTTGTTTTTGCCAATGAAATTCTTCTGGGTCTGGTGAAGGGAAAAGGTTACAATCACAATATTCTTTTGGATTATCTCTTGTATTTTCTAAATCGCATTTCCCTTTCTCTTCATTTGGAACATCTGTTGGACATACATAATAACATTCCCGATCTCCTGCCATACCTGCTCTCATTTCAGCACTCGCATTTAATGCCGGAATAAGTTTTTCTATGGCATCAACTTTAAAATCCTTAAAAAATTCTAGCCAATCTGATTTGTCATAGCATTCAACAAATGTATCGAAACCATAACAATAATTTTGTTCACATAAATCTTTAGCGAGTTTAACCAATTCTTCTTGTAGTTTCTTTTTCATATTGTCTCTCCGTTTGGGTTATTGATTTGGACTCCCTGTGAGTCCGGTTTGTAAAATTTAAAGTTTTTGATTTCATTCTACCATGGAAAATATACAAAAGTAAACACTTTTTTTTAATTATTTTTAAAATAATTCATTTTTATTATAAAATAATTGATTTTATTAATCTTTTTTTTTAAAATAAATTGTACTTTTTTTATTTTTTTTTAAAATTTAGGTATATTTTTTAAAATTTATGGTATATAATGAATCAAAAATAACCTAAATCACAAGGAAAAATTATGGAATCATATCGGAGCAAATTACGGAAACGAGGCATTACTATTAATATGGTAGCCACAGCTTCTGGAACCAGTGCTTCAACCGTAAGTCAAATACTAAATGAAGAATTAAATAACAAGGTCAGAACCACAGCCGATAGATTGATTGGGGTTGTTGACCAAGAAATTATGGATAGCCACAATCCCGTGAACTATTCGTAATAGCCAATTTGGAAAATTGGTCTCTATTGGACATGGATGTCCTTCAACCATTGATGGTAGGAGTTTATAATGAGTGATTCAATTCAGGTCTCCGGTGTAATTGAGGAGATCTTTGATGTACATGAATATTCAGAAAAATTCAAAAAAAGAGAATTTGTTCTGGAACATGCCCCCAATCCCCAATGGCCCGAGCACTTAAAGCTCGAGTTTATTAATCAAAAAACTGACCTTTTAGATCAATATAAAGTAGGTGATCAAGTTGATTGTAGTATCAACCTAAAGGGCAGAAAGTGGGAAAATGATAATGGCTCTGGATATGTTGTTTCATTACAATGTTGGAAGATAGGGCTTTCTAAAAGTGAACAGGGTACTTCTGATGAAGATCAGGATTATCCTTTTTAAAATTAGCCCACTCTGGGAAACTGGAGTGGGTATAATATGGAGAGAATATGAAAAATAATGAGTTGTTAGATAATCTTGTTCAGAATATGCCTTTTGAAGATTATATAAATGAACCTGGTTATTTTCATGCGTCTGAAATAAAACTATTTGGACAGTCTATTAATCATTGGAAAACTAGGAATCAACAAGAAAATACTGACGGATTAAGATTAGGTAGTGCAGGTCATACAACCTTGCTTGAATTTGATCAATTTAGTAATCGGTATTTAGTTATGCCTAAAGTTGATGCTCGGACTAAGGCCGGAAAAGAACAGAAATTCCTTGCTGAGGAACAAGCTAAAAAAGAAGATAAAATTTTAATAAACCAAGATGAGTGGACACAAATACTAAAATGGCGAGAAAATATCCATGATGATGAGATTGTGTCCGATTTGTTTGTTAAAAATTTAGGTGAAAATGAAATATCTGGATTTTTTAAACATCCAATTATCCCTGAAGTAAATGGTTGTTTCAGAGCAGATAAACTATTGGAGGATAAATTACTTTGTATTGATTTAAAATTTATGTTAAGTGCACACCCATTTGCTTTTAGTAGTGCAATTAAAAAATTCCGCTATGACATCCAAGCTAGTTGGTATTTGGATGGATTAAAAGCCATAACTGGGAATGATTATGATTTCCTTTTTGTGGTTTGTGAAAAATCAAGACCTTGGAATGTTCAGACTTATAGATTAGACCAAGAAAGTCTTGATCGTGGCCGTGATGATACCAGGCATTTTCTGGCACGGTATAAAGAATATCGTGATGCTTCTGAAACTGAGAAGAAACGATTAACCGGATATTATAATGGTATCCAAACCCTCAATATTAAATGGTACTAGGAGAGATATGGATGAGACAACGCTAAATTTCCGTATAATCGGAACAGCAAAAGAACTATTTGAAGCTTGGTTTGATGTAAAGAAAAAACTTGGTTCACATGTAGTGGCTGCAGGAAAAAATCCCCATTTTGGGAATGACTATATAATGTTGGATTCACTTATTAACAAGATTGATAAAGCTTGTAAAGATTATGATCTTGGAATAATGCAATTTCCAACAGGAGAAGGATTGATTACAATTTTACTCCACAAAAAATCTGGACATTATATCCAGAGTTATTATAAATTGATACTTGATAAACAAACCCCACAAGGTGTTGGAAGTGCTTTAACATATGCTAAACGGCAAATATTACAAGCAATGTTTGGTTTAAGTGCAGGGCCTGAGGAAGATGATGATGCAGAAAGCAGTATGGATAGAAAATATACAGATGCCGAAGATCTTAAACGAACCAAACCCACACCTCCCTCCAAAACAGCATTTAGTCTAGCTAAAATTGAAATGGGCCAATGTCTTTCGGTAGATCAGTTAGCAGAATACTGGCACATGCAATCTGATACTGTGAAAAACAATAAACAAATACGGGACCTAAAAGATTCTCGTAAAGCAGAGCTTAATGTAAAGGCTTAGCCCTATAACTATATAGTATATATAAAAGTATATATAAACTATATTAACTATAAAAATTTAACTATAGGCATCTATGAAAGTCACACCACCTTCAACAGAAGAAATACTGGAAAAATGTGAAATTCCAAATGAATTGAAAGATCATACTGAGTTTTTAGAAGTGTGGCCCATTTGGGTAGCATATAAGCAAGAGGAAGCAGAAAACAATGGTAGAATGAAACCGTGGAATTCATTAAACGCTGTAAGCCGTATGCTTTCTGAAATTAGGAATAGATATATGGATGGACGGGATATTTTCAATGTGATCAACCAGAGTATGCTTAATCAGTGGATTGGGATCCGGTTTGATCTTGTACCTGACAGGAATAAAAATATAACTCTGAAAAATAAATCCCGTGATCAACGTTCTCAACTAGACATTGAATATTTCAACATTAATAATAATCAGAAAACTTTGAACTGATGGATAAAGAGGGTTATAAGCAGTTGCTTATTTCACTAAAAAAATGTGAGTTAAATTACCATGCTCATGTTAGGGAATTTGGTAAATTAGGTAAACCTGAAATTAGTTTCTGGGCAGAAGCTTTGAATGATTTTACAGCTGATAAAATAAAGGAATCATTTGATAGTCATATTAATGACAGTTCATTTTTTCCAACTGTTAAGGACATACGTGAAGGTACTCTGACAAATCCAAAACGAATGCCTTGTGAGGATCATAAATATTTATCTAAGCTTGAGGATGAAAAAAGACTATTACCTCAACCAGATAGAAAACCAGTTGGTATGCCTGATGAGATGAAAGTTTTATTGAAATTATATAGAGCTGCTGAACAAAAACAAACATTAAAGGAATTTCGTGCTGAACTTAAGACTACCGTTTCCGATTAGTGCTAATAATTATTGGCAAGTTGTTAATAAAAGGTTAATCAAAACAAAACAAGCCAGAGCATTTATAGGTGAGGTTGTTTACCGTTGGATGGATTATAAAACAAAAGGTAATAAATCTTTTGGTAAAGATGATAATCTTGCTTTATCTGTTGCAGTATTTTATCCAATAAAAAAAGGTCCTGATGCTGATTTGGATAATCTCTGTAAAGTATTAATAGATGCAATGGAAACTGCTCAAATATTTCCTAACGATAAACAATTCCGTCACATACAATTAACTCGTTGTCATAACCCACATAAGGAAGGTTTTGTTTTGGTAAATATTAAAAAATGCAATAATAGTTTTACAGAATGTAATTATAATTTTATCATAAAAGGTATACATAAATGAAAACAAATATAATAAAAAAATGCACAACTTGTAATAAAGAATTAGGTAGGAATAAAAAACGGTTTTGTGGTGAATTATGTTATATTAAATACAAGAAAGACCGAGATAAAAAACGATATGATTTATTTAGAGCTAATTTTCCAGAAATGCCTTGTAATATCTGTGGGGATATATTTAAACCAATCCGTAAAAATAATACTGCTTGTTCTAGAGTGTGTAGTTCAATGCAAGCAAAAAATAGACAACAAATAAAAAGAGTTAAAAAAAGAAAATTACCTAAAGTGGGCCCTCTTGAGAAGAAACCACTTGTAATTACTCAAGATTTTTCAAAATTTAAACGTGTAAACACTGCTGAATTTAATCCATCTGATAACACAAAATCTGCGGTTGAAGAATATCTTAAAAAAGGTAATACTATTCTTAAATTACCTGACGAACCTCGTCCCAAAATACCCAGTGTAAATATTGTAAATGGCCACTCAATAGAAGCTGTGATGGGATTTGGTCTTGAATTTGAATATGATCCAAACATCCGGTGCTTTAATTATAATTTCACTGCTAAAAATTTACGAGCTGATGATTATTGAATTATTCTTACTAATATATTTATTTGGTATTATTTGTGGAGTCACCGCCATTTGGGTAATTATATTATATTATGTATATCCAGATGGTACTTTTATTATTAAATATAATGGAGAGTCAAATGAAAGAATTTAATACGAAAAAACTTAAGAAAATTAAACCTTTAGGAAGTACAACACCCTGGGCTTGGGCTATAGAAACTACCTTTGGTTGTAATTTAAAATGCTGGCACTGTTCTTGTAGAATAATGGAAAATCATACTAATCCAGAAAAACGGGGGCAATATAATTTTATGACTTTAAATACATGGACTAATCTCTTTGAAATTATAAATAAAATAGCACCAACAACTAGAATTGACCTTTGTTTAGCTGGTGAACCAACACTACATCCAGATTTAGTGAAATTTATGAATGTAGCTAGAGAGATTAGTCCTTTATCACAAATCCAAATAACAACAAATGGTACTCAGATATTTAAAGGTAAATATTCATATAAAGAATTGTTGGAAGCTGGAGCAAATATTATTTATACAGATATGTATAGTTCTAAAAGGAAATTAATAAAACTTGCCGAAGATTCTGGATATTATTGGTATGAATATTATAATAAACCTGAAAATGCATTGAGTCCCTGGACATATCATAATCCAGATATAAAAATGATTATTTTACAGGAAAATCCGTCGAATTGGCCAGCATCAAGACGTAGAGCTGGATTAATTGGAACGTGGTACAATCACATGGATTGGGAGGTTGCTGCCAAATTTGGAATAACACCAGTTGTGGAAGCACCACATAGAAGATGCAACCAACCATACATATATGTACCTGTAGATTATAAAGGTGAATATCTTTTATGCTGTCAAGATAATTGGCATGAATCTGGTGGTTTATTTGGTAGTGTAAATGAAAATGGTGTGGAAGGATTTAAGGATTATTGGTATGGTGAAAAGATGCAAACTATACGTAATAGATTAAAGGCAAAAAATAGGAGAGATACTTCATTTTGTTCGAAATGTAACATTACATTCTCTCGTTGTGATTATAAATATTGGAAAAATGAAGAAGGCGAAGCGATATTAAAAAATTATTATAGTAATTCCGAATGGAAAACGTTAAAGGATTTATCTGGAACACCAGAAATTAATGCTAAATCATATTAATAAAAAAATACAATGGGATACAGGAGTGGAAGACCTAAACAGGTAGTGGAACAAGCCTCATTCGAAGATTATACTAATCGTGTTCTAGGAGAAAATACAGAAGGATGGGAGAAAGAATGGGAATCACACTGGCAAGATATGCCTGAATACAAACAAGAAGATTTATCTCCATATCGTATGGTTTATATTTTCTTTAAAAATGAGGAAGATGTAAAGGATTTTGAACAGAAAATAAGTCAGAAAATACATCCATTAAGGAAATCATATTGGCATCCTGAAGCAGAAGTACGTCATGCATCTTACAAGCTTTGGGTTGATGAACATGAATATGATAATGAATTCACTGAGTTTGGTGAGGAAATGCAAAACTACGAGGAGTAATATTATCAACACTTGTTTAAAATATTGAGTTAATATTTATATGAACCCTAAATATCCAGTTTATGTCATCAGTAAAGGTAGATTTGAGTCCAGGTTAACAAGTAAAGCTTTGGATCGTATGAAAGTTCCATATCACATTGTGATAGAGCCTCAGGAGTATGATGATTATGCTAAATACATTGATGAAGATAAAATATATACTCTACCTTTCAGCAATCTAGGTCAAGGTGGTATCCCTGCCCGGAATTGGGTCTGGGAACATTCCATCTCAATTGGTGCTGAACGACACTGGATAATGGATGATAATATACGGAACTTCTGCCGTAGAAATAATAACATGAAAATCAATGTATCGTCTGGTACTATACTTAAAGCAGCAGAGGATTTTACTGATCGTTATGAAAATGTGGCCCTATCTGGACTACAATATCGCTTTTTTATACCAGATATATCGTGTAGACCAGCCATAGCTTTTAACACCCGGATATACTCGTGTATCCTTATTAAAAATGATATTCCATATCGTTGGCGTGGTCGTTATAATGAGGACACTGATTTATCTATCCGTGCTTTGAAGGATGGATGGTGTACTATATTATTCTATGCTTTTCTCCAAGAGAAACAAGCCACAATGACAATGAAAGGTGGCAATTCTGATGAGCTTTATGTGGAGGATGGTAGATTACAAATGGCTCAATCACTTAAAGATCAACATCCAGATATTACCACAATAAAACAAAGATGGGGCAGATGGCAACACGTTGTAAATTACAGAGGCTTTAGGTACAATAAACTCATTAAAAAACCTGGACTTATTATCCCAAGAGGTGTGAATGAGTATGGGTTAAAACTTAAAACAATCAAGGGGCATTCCCAGGAGGTAGACTCGGGCTATATGCAAAGTAGTACTCCAGAATACACGGAATGCCCTCTTACAATGGAGTAAAATGGCTGGAACACCAATAAGACGAGCAAAAAGAGCACGGGAATACAGAATGTTTGATGACCCTGAATTTTGGGAAAAGATCTTTGATGGATATTCAGAGTTTGGTAGTCTGCCTAAAATGGCAAGAGAGCTTGATATACCTTACAAGAGATTATATTACCAAATATCATCTAATGATGACCTCAATTCACGGTACATGGAGGCTAAAAAGGCTTATGCAGAAATGACAGTGAGCCAAATTCAAGACATAACAGATAAGTTAGAACGTGGGCATATTGATCCAGCATCAGCCAAGACTATTATCAGTGCTAAACAATGGGTTGCTAGTAAATATTCTCCTATTCAATACGGAGAGAGACAAACAATTGACATGCAAGTCAGTGATGCAACTCAACTTCACCTTGAAGCATTAAGACAACAAATGAGATTGACCAAAGATATTACACCCAAAAAGAAACAAATAACACAAAAGGAATAAGTGCTTAGGCTTCACATGACATTGAATATGTTGGATTGCTTGGATGATATTCTAGACCTTGTGCAGGATCTTCCCCCGAACAATTTACGAGGCATTGATACAAAACAGATTATAATGTTAATGGAAGTGGTTCAAGACAAAAAGAGAGATGTTGACAGACAACTTATTGCACAACAACGACAGTTTGAGAAAATAGGGCTATAACTATATATATATATACTATAACTATATTAAACTATATCTAATTAAACTATAGGCACCAATTATAGTTTAATAAAGTATTGTTAATGTAAGTATAGTTAAGGTAAGTATAGTTAGGGTAAGTATAGTTGGAGTAAGTATTATTAATAACCTCAGAAGGGACCAAGGCTAGAGGGTCCTGGATTAGTCATTCCCATGTGGGCATGGGACCAGAATTCAGATATTAAGGTAAAAAAGGT